GTCGTTTAGACATGAGGGTTGGAACATTTTTGATTTTGTCTCTATTACCCGACATAGAATGTCTCACTACCTTTATTTGTCTGAGAAGATAGCAGGATTGTTTGCAATGTGGTGCGAAATGCATAAAGAAAAACCTTTGGACGTCCTTAAATCACCAGGTGCTCATCACGAGATAATGGCTGACTTCAGCTTCTCTTATTTAGCTTTCATGGAAGATAAAAATCAAACAAGCACAAATTTGCAGCAAATTAGATATGCTTACATGGAAGCAATTAAGCAAAGCACAACGGCTGTTAACCCGCTGAAAATGCTCAAAAAGTTTGACCCTTTTCCTAAAAGTAGGCTATTGGTGTGGATCTACAATAGGTTCATCACCAACTTCAAAATCATGACCGTTGTTCCACCAGAAATCAAGATACCTGACCCAAGTGAAATCAAAAAGGTTGAAGATGAAGAAGAAATTGAGCAACTGATGGATGTCAAAGTAAATGTGACTGGAGATTACTTTAAGAATCTCATATCCTGGATTACAGGTAAAGAGATTACTAATTTTGAAATAGCCTTGAATTTGTCTTATTTAGGTCAGCTTCATAATAAAGACGAGTCCGAAGAAAAACAAGGATACTTCAAGATATTTAACAAGATCATAAAAGAAGAGCTTGAGATGGACAATAGCAATGGAGACAAAGCAGATCCCAAGTACATGGGAATGGAAGACAGACCAGACATGAAATTCAAGGACCATGAATTTTCTCAAAAATATGCAAGACTTGCTGGAACTCTTGCTAGGGCTTTCCTAGATAAAAAGTATGCAGGTGGATGGGAGAAAATTTTTGAGCAAAGATTGCAAAGAGAATTTGTTAAAAAGACATCGGACACTTTTGCAACATTCAAAGCATCGGCAATTGTCTCTGATTCAAAGTACTTTGATCCTCAAGTCCCTATCAACCGTAGAAGGAAATGTTTAGAAGGCATTGTTGAATTGATTAGAAACGATGTAATTGGAGCTAGACCCTTTGAAGCACTGCCTAAAATTTTGGAAGCTCTAGAAGGGAGAGGATTCCTTCTTGCAAACTTATTCAAAAAACTTCAAATTGGAGGCGCAAGGGAGATTTTCGTGTTAGATATATTATCAAGGTTAGCTGTGAACTTTGCTGAAACTGTTTCTAGGATACACTGCTATGAGCTTCCATCTGAAATGCTCACGAAGGGAGATTTAAAATTAGCAAAGAGTGATTCTCATTACAACAGATGTGCAGCAGAGAAAAGAGATAAGGACGAACCAATGATAACGGTGATTGACTCTGACGATGCTACCACGTGGGCACAGAGATTTGTTATGCCTGTTTTTGCTGCGGTGATGCAACCTTTAGTGGAGAAAAAGTACTTTATCATTTTGTGCAGGATTTTCAATCTTGCCACTAACAAGAAGTTAGAGTTGCCTTCGTCAATGCTGAAACTTTTTATAGAGAATCCTGGGGTATTCAATTTTGATGACGGTTTAAATGAGCTAAAGAAGCAATTCCTTAAATTGTCTTCAAAGAACAACTTGAACGATGGGATGCAGATATATCTTAAAAATTTAAGCAACATGATGCAGGGAATTTTCCATTATACTTCATCACTTCTGCATGCTTGTCATCTTTATACTATCTCTTTGTTCAATAAATTGATGTTGGCACATTTAATGAACACAGGAAAACTTTCTTCTGATTGC